GCGCATCCTTGGTGCCGGCATGATGTCTGGCGCAACGTCGCCGGCGCGACAGTGGTTCCGCCTCGCCACGCCGGACCCGGAACTCAACTCCTACGAGCCTGTCAAGCTGTGGCTCGATGACGTGACGAAGCGAATGCAGCGCGTGTTCCAGAAGTCGAACACCTACAACGCGTTGCACCAGATGTATGAGGAACTTGGCACGTTCGGCACCGCAGCCACCATCCTGCTTCCCGACTACCAAAGCGTCATCCACCACTATCCGCTGACCTGCGGCGAATACTGCATTTCGACCGACGCGAAGGGTCGCGTCTGCACGCTGTACAGAGAGTTCGAGATGACCGTCTCGCAGGTCGTGAAGGAATTCGGCCTCGAGAAGTGCAGCGTCTCGGTGCAGAACATGTATCGCACCGGAAACCTTGACCAGTGGGTGCCCGTGATCCACTGCATCGAACCGCGTGCAGACCGCGACATGGGCAAGCGCGACGCCAAGAACATGCCCTGGGGTTCGTATTACTTCGAGATTGGCGGCGAGGACGGCGTGTTCCTGCGCGAGAGCGGGTTCCAGTACTTCCCGGCGCTCTGCCCGCGTTGGTCCGTGATCGGTGGCGACATCTACGGCAACAGCCCTGGCATGGAGGCGCTCGGAGACATCAAGCAGCTCCAGCACGAACAGCTCCGCAAGGCGCAGGCCATCGACTACCAGACGAAGCCGCCTCTCCAGGTGCCGGCGTCGATGAAGAACCGCGACGTGGAAACGCTCCCAGGCGGCGTGTCGTACTACGACGGCCAGTCCAACGGGATCAAGACTGCGTTCGAGGTGAACCTGAACCTTCAGTACCTGCTGAATGACATCATGGACTGCCGCGAGCGCGTGCGCGGTTCGTTCTACGCGGACCTGTTCCTGATGCTTGCTAACACCCCGAATACTCGCATGACGGCCACCGAGGTCGCCGAGCGCCACGAGGAGAAGCTCCTCATGCTTGGGCCTGTCCTCGAGCGCCTGCACAACGAGCTGCTGTCCCCGCTCGTGGACATCACGTTCACGCGCATGGTTGCTGCCGGCGCACTGCCGCCCGCACCGCAGGAATTGCAGGGAATGGACCTGAACGTTGAGTTCGTGTCCATGCTGGCGCAGGCGCAGCGTGCCATCGGCACCAATGCCGTGGACCGTTTCGTCGGCAACCTCGGTGCTATCGCCCGCATGAAGCCGGACATCCTGGACAAGTTCAACCAGGACCAGTGGGCCGACGTGTACTCCGACATGCTCGGCGTGGACCCGTCGCTCATCGTGGCCGACAAGCAGGTGGCGATTCTGCGCGATGCCCGCAATCAGGCGATGGCTGCGAAGGAACAGGCTGCCGCGATGCAGCAGACCTCGCAGAGCGTCAAGAACATGGCGCAGGCACCGACCGGGCAGCAGAACGCGCTGACCGACGTGATGAACATGTTCTCGGGTTACGGCTCGCCCTCTGGTGTTGAGGTCTAACAGTACCCGTAAGCATTAGCCACAGGGATACAGTCCCGCCGTGAGCAACTACGACCCCCTTGACCTGCGGGGCCAAGAGCGTGACCGAGCCAACAAAGAGCTTCGTGATCGCCTTGACCGACAGAATGAGGAGGCCGACGTGAAGTGGCTCATGTCTAGCAAGCGCGGCCGACGCATTGTGTGGCGGCTGCTGGACCAGGCGGGCGTGTTCCGCAGTTCCTTCAACACCAACGCGATGTCGATGGCATTCGCGGAGGGTGGCAGGAACTACGGGTTACGAATGCTCGGCATGGTCCACGCGCTCTGCCCGGACCAGTATCCGGCAATGATGAAGGAACAGGCACACGATGAACGAACCAACGATGATGGAAACGGCTGAAACCAACACTACAGCCGCTCCCGCATCCGATGCTGCCGCAGTTGTTTCGGCGACGGCCGAGAAGCTATACGGTGGCGAGCAGAAGGCAACCACGACCCAGGGCCAGCAAGCCGCGGATGCGGCCGCTGCTGGCAAGGTTCCCGAAGCCAACAACGCCAAGGCCGCCGAGGCACCCGCCGACGCCAAGCCGACCGCGCCGGAAACCTACGAGTTCAAGGCACCGGAGGGTCGAGCTTTCGACTCCGAGGTCATTGCTGAGTACTCGAAGGTGGCGAAGGAACTGAACCTGTCGCAGGAAGCCGCGCAGCGCGTCCTTGACGCAGTCGGCCCCAAGCTGGCTGAACGTCAGGCGGCGCAGATCGAGGCAGTTCGCAACGGATGGTCCGACAGCAGCAAGGCCGACAAGGAATTTGGCGGCGAGCGTCTGTCGGAGAACCTGTCCGTGGCGAAGAAGGCGCTCGATGCGTTCGGTACTGCCGAACTCCGCAGCCTGCTCAACGAGTCCGGCCTCGGGAACCATCCGGAAGTGATCCGGTTCATGTTCCGCGCCGGGAAGGCGATCAGCGAGGACAGCATGGTCACGGGCACCAAGGGCGAAGCCAAGTCGGCCGGACCCCGCTCGTTCAATGACCTCGCCGACGCCATGTACTCCTCCAGCACCTAAACCCACGAAAGGGAAACAGTCATGGCAACTCTTAGTGCTACCAATCTGACGCTCGCCGATTGGGCGAAGCGCACCGATCCAGAGGGCCGTGTTCCGGTCGTCGCGGAACTCCTCTCGCAGTCAAATGAGATCCTTGAGGACTGCGTGTTCAAGGAAGGCAACCTGCCCACCGGCGAGCGCGTCGTCATACGTACCGGCCTCCCGGCCGTGTACTGGCGCGCCCTCAACCAGGGCATCCCGAACAGCAAGAGCACGACTGCCCAGGTCGATGAAGCCTGTGGCATCCTCGAGGCTCGCAGCGAGGTCGATAAGGATCTCGCCATGCTGAACGGCAACACCGCGCAGTTCCGCCTGTCCGAAGACGTGGCCTTCCTTGAGGCCATGAACCAGACGCAGGCAGTCACGATGTTCTACGGCAACCCCGCCATCGAGCCGAAGTCGTTCCTCGGTCTCGCGGCGCGTTACTCAGCGACCCCCGCCTCGTCGGGCGTCGGCCAGAACATCATCGAAGGCGGCGGCACCGGCAGCGATAACACCTCGGTGTACCTCGTTGTTTGGGGCGACAACACCGTCTACTGCCCGTTACCGAAGGGTTCGACCGCTGGCCTCATGCACGAGGATCTCGGCGAGCAGACCGTGTATGACGGCAACAACCGTCTCCAGGCCTACGCCACCCGTTACCAGTGGAAGAACGGCCTGGTCGTGAAGGACTGGCGCTACGTTGTCCGCATTGCCAACATCGACGTGAGCGATCTCGTTGGTGCGACCGGAACGCAGGCCAATACCGCTGCTACCGATCTCGTGAAGCTCATGGCACGCGCCATGTACCGCATCCCGAACATGTCGATGGGACGCGCTGCCTTCTACATGAACCGCACTGTCCACAGCGGACTTGCGGTGAAGGCAATGGATCGCAGCCAGAACGTTCTGGCCGTGAACCAGGGTCTGTCGCAGTTCGGTACCCCCTATTCGTGGCTGTCGTTCCTCGGCGTTCCGTGCCGCCGTGTCGATGCCCTCATCAACGCAGAAGCTCGCCTTACCTGATAGGTAAGACAGAAAGGACACACAATGATTCTTGATAACAATCTTCGCTTCGGCAGCACCGGAGCAATCACCTCTGCCGGCACTTATGTGTGCGCTGATGTCGTGAATTTTCAGGCAAACACCGCATACTCTGCCACCGCATCCGGCAGCCTGTACACGGTTGCGCAGGGAACCCAGAACCGCGAAATGGGCGCTGGTGAAAACCTGTTTGTGTATTTCACGGTGACGACCGCGCTTGCCGGCGGTACTAACGCAACTTTCCAGGCCGTTGCTTCTAGCAGTGCAACGCTCGCGTCTGGAAACATTGTCGTTGGCGAGGTCAGCCTGATCACGACTGCGAACCTTGGCGTTGGTCAGCAAATTGCTGTCCGCGTCAGCCCGCAGTTGCTTGGTTCTACTGGCCTTCAGTACCTCGGAGCACAGGTTGTCACCACTGGTACCCACACTGCTGGTGCAATCATTGCTGACCTGGTTCTGGACATGCAGGACGGCAAGCGCAATTACGCCTCCGGCTTCACGATTGTCTGATAGGAGCCATTCATGCCAAAGGTCAAGGCCAAGATTCTCTGCTTCGTGGACAACGGGTTGCGTCAGCCCGGAGACGTGTTCGAGTACAAGGGACCGCGCAATCACCATCTCGAGTACATCGAAGAGGTGGGCGCGGAAACCGAACCGACTGTTTCCGATGCACCGCAGCGCCGTCTCCGCAAGGGCAAGGTGGCCGAGTCCGCAGGCACGGAGTGAGCTTGTAACGAGTTAGTGAACAGGGAGGGGCGTCGGCGGGAAACCACGGCGCCCCTCCCTTCCTACGGGAGGCACGTATGGCATCGGTCGTTGAGATATGCAACCTCGCCCTCGCGCACCTCGGCGATGATGCCACCGTCGCAAGCATTGATCCGCCGGAGGGATCAGCACAGGCAGAGCACTGCGCTCGGTTCTATCCGGTTGCACGCGACATGCTTCTTCAGATGCATACGTGGTCGTTCGCATCGCGGCGCGTCAACCTCGCGCAGGTGACGATGCCGTACACCATGTGGAAATACGCATACGCATGCCCTGGCGACATGATGACCGCCGTGGCCGTGCTGCCGCCCGAGGCAGAGAACGATTACACGGTGCGTGCGTATCCCGCCGACCGCTACGGTTTCGGATGGACGAACCCGCCCATCACGACCGCCGGCGTGTACGTGCCGCAGGAATACGTGATTGAGACGGACACGCTCGGGAACAAGATCATCTACACGAACCAGGAAACCGCGCTCCTACGCTATCAGGCGCTTGTGAGCGACCCGACCAAGTTCGACCCGCTGTTCACCATCGCATTGTCGTGGCAGCTCGCGTCGTTCCTTGCCGGCCCGGTCGTCAAGGGTGAAGAAGGCGCACGGCAGGGGCAGCGATGCCTGCAGATGGTCGCCATCTACCTCGGACAGGCACGTGCATCCGACGCAAGCCAGCGCGACGTGAAGCCCGGTCACATCACCTCCTGGATCTCTGGACGCTGACATGGCGCTTACCCGAACCTACACGCGGTCATTTGCTGGCGGCGAAGTGTCGCCGGAAATGTGGGGCCGGATTGATGACGTGAAGTTCCAGACTGGCGCAGCGAAGTTGCTGAACTTTGTTGCTCTCCCGCAGGGGCCGGCAGAGAACCGACCCGGCACGGCATTCGTGCGCGAGGTGAAGGACAGCACAAAGCGCACGCGCCTGCTTCCGTTCACGTTCAGCACCACGCAGACGCTGGTGCTCGAGCTTGGCGCGGGGTACTTCCGGTTCCATACGCAGGGAGCGACGCTCGGGCCTGGTACGCCTGCCGCATACAACGGAGCGACCCCGTACACGGTCGGCGCTCTCGTCTCGTCCGGCGGCGTGAACTACTACTGCATCGCTGCAACCACGGGCAACGCGCCGCCGAACGCAACATACTGGTACCCGCTGCCGGCAGGGATCTACGAGATCCCGAATCCCTACGCCGAGGCTGACCTGTTAGACATCCACTACGTGCAGTCTGCCGACGTGCTGACGCTCGTACATCCGAACTACGCCCCGCGTGAGCTGCGCCGGCTGGGGGCGACCACGTGGACGCTCACGACGATTTCTTTCTCCTCGAGCGTGTCAACTCCCACTGGGTTGACGGCCACGGCAAACCGCGGCGAGTCGATCAACATCACGGCGTTCACGGCTGCCAACCCTGGCGTGGCGACTACCGTTGGGAACCACGGACTGAACATCGGCGACCCTGTCTACGTGGACGGCGGCCTGTGGAATACGGGCACGTTCACGGACGGTTTCTACACGGTCAACTCAACGCCTGCGCTGAATACGCTGTCGCTCAGAGGCTACGACACTGGCGTTCCGTTGAACACCACCGCTTTGGTATCGTGGACCAGTGACGGGTTCGTGCAGTTCGGTGACAAGGCTCTGGACTTCGACAGTTACTACGTGGTGACCGCACTCGCGGCGAATGGTATCGACGAGAGCGCACCAAGCTCGTCGGTGAACGTCATCAACAACCTCAACGCGCAGGGTTCAAGCAACACGATTTCGTGGTCGGCCGTGTCCGGCGCTTCTCGCTACAACATCTACAAGCGTCAGAACGGACTGTATGGTCTGATCGGTCAGAGCGACACCACGTCGTTTAGGGACAACAACATCGCGCCGGATCTTGGAATCACGCCGCCAATCGTTGATACCGTATTCGCGTCAAGTGGAAATTACCCAGGCGCAGTCAGTTACTTTGAGCAGCGCCGCGTGTTTGCTGGCACGACCAACTCTCCGCAGACGCTGTGGATGACGCGCACTGGCACCGAGAGCGACATGTCATTTCACATCCCGTTGCAGGATACAGACCGGATTAACTTCCGCGTCGCCGCACGGGAAGCCAACACGATCCGCCACCTTGTCCCGTTGACGCAGCTGCTCGCACTGACGAGCGCCGCTGAATGGCGCATCAGCCCGGTGAACAGCGACGTAATCTCGCCGACCACTATCTCGGTGCGTCCGCAGTCATACGTTGGTGCGAACAACGTGCAGCCGTCCATCGTGAACAACACGGTGGTTTACTGCTCTGCGCGTGACGGTCACGTGCGCGAGCTTGGCTATTCGTGGCAGGCAAGCGGTTTCGTGACTGGCGACCTGTCGATCAGGTCCACGCACCTGTTCGACAACTTCGATATCACGGACATGTGCTACAGCAAGGCTCCGCAGCCGCTACTGTGGTTCATCTCAAGCACGGGCAGCATGCTCGGGCTGACATACATCCCGGAGCAGCAGATCGGCGCATGGCACCAGCACGAAACGGACGGCGACTTTGAGACGTGCGCTGCTGTTGCCGAGGGCGCGGAGGACCGTTTGTACGTCATCGTCAAGCGAACCATCGGCGGGGTGACGAAGCGCTACGTTGAACGGTTCGCTAGCCGGCAGATCGGCGACATCGAAGACTGCTTCTTCGTTGACTGCGGCCTGACCTACGACGGCACGAACACAACGGCAACAACGGTCACAGTAACCGGCGGTACGACCTGGGGTCCGGCCGACGAACTGACGATTACGGCGAGCAGCCCCATCTTCCAGTCGCCAATCGGCACGGACGTGGGCGATGCCATCGTTCTGACCGATGCGAACGGAAACACGTACCGCCTGACGATCCTGTCCGGAACTTCCACGACGGTCATCAAGGCCCAGACAAACATCCTGCTGCCCGTGACTCTGCGTGGCGTGGCGACGGCCGTATGGTCGTTCGCACGCGACACGGTGACCGGCCTGACGCATCTTGAGGGCAAGACCGTCAGCATCCTTGCGGACGGTGCAGTGATGCCACAGGTGACGGTGACTGGCGGTGTGGCCGTGTTGCAGCGTGCAAGCACGGTCGTCCATGTGGGACTCCCGTACGTCAGCGACCTCGAGACGCTCCCGATGGCGCTCCAGATGGAGGCGTTCGGCCAGGGGCGTGCCAAGAACGTCAACCAGGCATGGCTGCGCGTTTACCGTTCAAGTGGAATCTTTGTTGGCCCCGATGCAGACAAGCTTGTTGAGGCAAAGCAACGCACCACGGAACCATACGGCTCACCGCCTGCACTCAAGACCGACGAAATCAACGTCAATCTCACGCCGACGTGGCAACAGGCAGGTCGCATCTATGTGCGCCAGTCTGACCCACTTCCTCTCACCATCGTCGGATTGACCATTGAAGTGAGTATCGGAGGCTGACATGGCAGTCGTACAGGTTCCATTCTCCACCAGTCCAATCGGACCGACCCTGCTGACCGGGCAGTCGTATGCGGTTGGCGCGGGAACAATGGCACCGTCATTCGCCTCGCAGTTTGCCCAGGCCATGACGGTTGCCGGCCCCATCGCGGGGATCTTCGGGTCGATCACGGGCGCCATCGGTTCGTTCTATGCAGCGCAGAGCCAGCAGAACCAGCTCAAGATGCAGGCCCAGAACCAGCGGTTCGTGGCCGAGATGGGCCGAATCAATCAGCGGGCGGCCGAGTTCACAGCGGGGCAGATTGGCCGCGAGGGCGCGGCTCGGTTCGGGCAGTATTCCATGCGTGCTGGGCAAGCACGTGCAAGCACGCAGGCAGCACTTGCTTCACGCGGTGCCGTCCTGGGTGCGGGCAGCGCCAAGGAAATCATCGGCAGCATGGACTTCATCAAGGAAATCGACCGCCTGAATATCAACGCCTCCACAGTGCGCGAGCAGGAGGCCGCAAGGTTGCGGGCCTTCAACATCGGGGTCGGTGCAACGATGGCCGACATTTCCGCGCAGAACCTTCAGTCCACCGCCGGCACGATCTACCCCGGCCTCGCTGCCGGCACCAGTCTGCTTGGCAGTGCAACCGAAATCGCCACTACCTGGGCGCGCAACCGCCGCATCGAGGAGTTGCTCGGTGGCGTCTCCACCCAGAGGATCTAACCAATGCCGACCGTACCCACCAGCTTCATCCCGCAGGTCGCCCCGCAGGGGGCCGGCGA